ATCAATATGGATACATATGTTCAAAAAGTCTCCCTACGTGACAATGTCATGCAGTGGTATGATGCGCATAAACCTAAGGTCGAACTAGGTGATATCAAAGGTAAGTGCAAGTCGTTTGTAGACATTTTTAATGAACATCGTAGCGATATCTTGAAAGGTATCATTATTTGTGGCGTGTCATTGTTGACAGTGTGTGCCGCTATGAAAACATTTAAGGCGTTATCGTCAATGCATAGTACTCTTAAAATGCAAGGTAATAACGTGTCGAAGACTACAGAGGAAGAAATTCCGTATTCAATGGATGAAGATGAAAATCCTTGGAAATCTGTGTCTCGTACCGTTCTACCGACGAGTTTGATTAGCAAGACAAATCCCGCGAAGCGAGTAGGGGATTTGGTCGCCAAACACATGCAACGCTGCAGAGTTATCTGGCCTGATGGTAGGCGGAAACTCAGTTGCATGATCCCCTTAAAAGGATCAGCATGGTTATTTCCATCTCACATGTTTCCTAGTGATGATGAAGAGTATATTATCGAAAATATTCGTTCAGATTTGACATCTTTAAGTAGAGTCATCCGCGAAAGAGTTAGCTCGCGTGATTTTGTTCGTTTAAATGGAGATTTTACTATCGTAAACCTCGTGCAAGGTGGTTCTGTTCCCAACCTCTCTAAATTTTTAGTTGAGGGTAAGATCAAGAACGGATCACGAGTCGGAGCATATTTGATGGATATGCCTCTTAGTGCTGAGACTGTCACCCCTATTATGGTGCAGATCGGCAATTTTAAAAAGTACAAGACTGATAGTACATCGTTTTTTGGTTTCGATTATCGATTACCTTATGATACATATGATGGTCTTTGTGGAGCTCCAATTGTTGCTATGGAGTCTCAGCTTTTAGGTTTTCACCTTGCCGGTAATGGTACATATGGTGCCGCTGGCTTTCTATCAAAAGGTGAATTTGACATTGCGTTCGAGAAACTTTCATCTCGCGTTTTGGTCGCTCATTCTATGGGAGAATTAAAAACTACCCAATTTGATGTTGATTTTACACCCGATCAACCCGTCCCCAAGAGACATGCTGTCAATTTTATGACTAACGCTGAAGATGGACATGAACCTAGCTTAGAGGTTTTTGGAAGTCACGGCATGGGACAAGTCAAATTTCGGTCTGACGTTAAAACGTCTCCAATTTCTGAAGATGTAGAAGAAATTATGGATTTGCCAAGGTTGCATGGACCACCCAATACTTATCGCATCGGTGCGCATTGGCAGCGCGATTTAGATTCAATTGCTCACACTCGTGGTGACTTTGAACCCGAAGCATGGGCGTGTGCTCAGGACGATTATAAACAATTGTTGGATATTGTCATGGAGGAGCACTCCGACCAGATGAAATTTCACCCACTTTCATGGATGCACACTATTAATGGCATCAACGGAGTTAAGTGGATTGATAAAATTAACACCAATTCATCGATGGGCTTTCCTATTAACAAGTCGAAAAAGAATTTCGTAGACAAAGTTATGGTGGAGATTCCAGGTGTTCGGGATCCTGTCGATTTCACTGACCCTCGCGTCAAGATTTCGATGGAAGAGTGCGAGGAGTTATACGCTCAGGGTGAACGCATTTATGCGGTTCATAG